GGCCTTTCCAGCGAACGATTGTTGGAAGGTCACTGTTAAGGCGTTGTTGCTTGTATATTCAATATCGCCGAAACAGACAGTATCTGAAGTATCGACGACGAAAACACTTGGCTTAAAACCAAGGTTATGAGTTATGGACCATGTTGTCGCTGGCGACTGTTGGTCAAATGTAAATGTATGTGTGCTAGCAATAACTGTGGCTACATACTCTTGCGTAGCGTAATTGTAAGAAGTTACAGGTGTAGTCGCTGGTGTAACGTCTGCTAAATTAAGAGTGCTGCTAGGAGAGTTGTAGGGAACTGAAATGTTGTATTTGACTTGACCAGCCTCGTCAATATTTTCAGTCACCTCATAAGTGGTGCCTGTTGGCGATGTAGTTGAATCGTTCGTAGCCGTAAGGCTGACACTGAAAGTGCCAGCATTGTTCAACGTTCCTGTCACCAACGTTGGAGAAACGATAGCGTTATTCGATGAATCAGTCATCGGGTTTGTAGCCAAGAACGTAACGTTTCCTGACGCAGCAGTAGTGCCATCTGCTTTCTTATATGACCCAGTTACAGTAATAGACGTGAAAGTCATTAGGTGTGTACCACCTCTACTGTCAAAGCATGATGACAAATATTGTCATCTAAATCTACCAACCTTTGAATATCAGCAACCTTGCATTTGAAGACGGTCTTATCTACACCCGTGAGGTCAGCACCGTCTACAGCCGCTAGTAATGCTTCCACTATTGCAACATTTTCTGATGTTAGCTGTTGCCACAAATCAATTTGCATCATTTGCTTTCTAGCTTTAACTATCCCATCACCTTCTAATTCAGGTGTCCTAGCTAAGTCAGACATGAAAGTAACAAATGGTAGCGCCACTGAATCAGGTGCCACATCTCTATAAACCTTAGTCGTAACATTTGTTATGTTAGCTGCCGTTATTTTTGTTCTAACTGCCGAAGCTATACTTGCCATTTATTTCCACTTTCTCATATTTCTTGCAGTGAAGTTCCTTCCTGAACCCCAACTCATAGACCCGAAGACGCCAGATCCTGCCTTCTTAGCTTCAAGAGCCTCCCCTTTGAGAAAGGCTCGAATTGTGAAATTCTGAATCATGTCTCTGATTTCTGGTCTTTGTGCAAGAGGCCTCCAAAGAGGTCGAGCTTCTATGCGTCCCTTCTTCTTATTACCATGATCCCCAAATTCCAACCTTCTAGCATAAGGCGTATCAGCAAAGACTCTTATCTTTACAGGTAAGGAACCTGCCTTGCCTTGCCCAATAAATCTACCGCCAGCGCCTCGTCCAGGCATTTTACCAACAGTAAAACCAACGCTATTAGCTAAAGTTCCGCTACGTTCTGCAGGTGTTTCTCCTGGAATAGAAGCAGGGGGATAATCTTTGCGGGTGTAATTCTGCCTTACAAAGCCGCTATATGACTTACCAATAAAACGCCCAGCAACAGGCAATGCCCTACCGCCACCATGAAATATACGCATGGCATTTGCGAGAATGGCTTCACCTAACTGCTGAGGGCTTTTAGCCCCAGAAGACATAATGTATGAGCTTTTACCCTTTCTTGCAGATACTCCAGCCATTATGTCAACGCTCCCGTAACGAATACCCTGTAATGATTCGGAGTGTACTGTATGGCTTGGATCTCCCAAGTCCCATTAAGAAAAGTGTCATACCCGGAAACTACAATCTGATCTGCATCAGTAATTGTGGTCCCAATCGGAACCCAAGCTACAGCTTCAGGAATAGCAGACCGCATCCCATCAGGGCCACGGGTAAGCTCAGACCTTTCTGATCCTGTCATCTCGAAACGACCACGGACCGAAGTGTCACTATTGGAATAAGAAACCTGACCCTCGGTATCTACTGATGGCGTTCTACTTCGGATGGTCAGGGTTTTATTAGCCCCCATCATTAGTAGACGCCCCTTCTCCTATATCTCCTTACCCATTGTAAATCTTCTTTAGTAAAGAAACCTGCCTTACCTGCGTTAGCGAATGTCATATCAACACCTTCAGCTCGCAAGCGTTCAAGCCCAAGGGCATCAGCTAGAACTTGCGCCATCTCTCTCGCACAAACACGAAGCATAATTCCCTCTAATTGATTCTGTTCTGTAGAAGACATGCCAGCTGTATAAGTTACAAGAGCGCTAGTGCCTTGAGTCGTAGCGAAAATTCCATCTATCCCCCAAGTATGTATATCGAAATCTGAGAGAGTTTGTGTTACCTCTGAACCAAGATCACCTATCTTCAAAGCAGTAACCGAATTGACTGGCCACTCTTTAAGGAATATCTGCTTTTGATTTCTATTCAGCAAGTGTGCTTCTTCAGTAATAGTCTTTCCAGAAAGAGACCTATTGAGTATTCCCTCTAGTTCCCTTTCTAAAGCACCTATCATAGAATTAGCTGCAGCTTGTTCACCAGAAGTGAACGTCTTATTCATGTAAGTCTGTAAGTCCTGATAAGTAATTATGGCCATATCTATACACTACGCTTTCCTGAGGTATTTTTCTATTAGGCTTCCCCTAGTTCCAGCATCCTCTTTGCTCGCAAAATAAGCAAACGCTCGCGAGTACTCTTGCCTCCCCAAATACCAAAGCGTTCATTATTATCTAAAGCATAGGCTAAACATTCATTTAGAACAGGGCATGACGAACACAACCCCTTAGCTGCTTTCAATGATTCCGTATCACCAGGAGAAGGATAAAATATTTCTGGGTTAGGAATATCCTTACACGCTGCGTTTTCTTGATACGCAGGGCGTTTAAGATTAATTAAACTATCTCCCTCATCCCAACCGTTTCTTTCGATACGGTGCGGAGAGGAGTTCCCCGAAAATGCCATATAACAATAATAAGGCCTAAAAACAGGGCGTGTTAAGGATACCTAACAAATATTAATAATAATGATTATTATTGTTATTTACATTCCCAATGTTGCCAGCCACCAGCAGAATGTTCGAAAAGAAGCCAAGCACTTGTGTAAATATTCGCCACAGGGTCAAATGGGCTAGCGCCTTCGAATCCAGCCATTTTCGCTCTCCAAGGCCAATAATTTTCTAGGTGTTGCATCAAACCAGAAGCGCCACTTGACTCATTGAATGCGTCAGGTAATCCTCGGCTCTCACATTGCATAACCCTTAGAAAACGATCAATCTGATGCTCTTGACCATACAGGGCGAGTGCTTCTAAAGAAGTAGCACGCCACCTCTCAACATCTTCTATCAATGTCACACCGCCTGAAATCCAAGTCGGCAGGTAATCGCCAGACAATAAAGTCCCAAAGAAAGGGTACAGCGCTTTGTTGTGAGCATTGTAAGTAGCAGGTCCGTAAACACCGTCGATGTTCACTCCAATAAAGTATTGCAAACTACGAACACGGTTACTGTTTTCCCCAAACGTATACTCCGCAGTAAGGACAGACAGCAAGGCTTCATTCCAATTTATTTCAGGAGTATGAGGTGTCGAAAAATTATATCGGCCACCAGCATGAACCGTAACGGGTTCCAGGGTTGTTACAGGTTCTTGATAAAGGGACATATCAATTTCGTCAGGTATAGGAATATCCGTGACTTCTGGTGGCCAATAAACTTCCAGCTCAGCAATTTTTTCCTCTGCTACTAGCTGAACCATATCGTTTTGTTTTTGGGGCGTATCTTCAAAAGCAAAGAATGTGGCAATGATTCCCCCTCCGAGGAAAATCATAGCGATCCTTATGTAGTATTCTTTCAAGTCTTTCATATAGCCCTCTCATGTCTTACTCTGCTTCAGTACCTCGAAACAGATCTAGTTCTTTCGCTTCTAAAATGTTTTGATGCTTCCAGTCATGGTGCGCCCTACATAGGACTTGGCAGTTATCTGGATCTAACCAGTCACCACCTATTCCTTTCGGCTTTATTTCGTCCACATCAAGTGGACCCCAACACTTTACCTGCGGTACTAAGTGAATTGCAACACAGCCACCATCTCTAGTATGAACTTCTTCACGGACACGCTTACGCTCCGCAAGCTGAGACTTGCGTTTAGCGCTCATAGAATTGAGGCGTTTCCCCCGCTTAAGGGGGGTTTTGCGTTTTAGCGGCGTTCTCTTCAAACTACTTATGAGCCAATTTTACCATTGGGTCACGTTGAGCTTTGACAGTAGTAACTTTTGACTCAAGGACAGGGCCAGAAGCAGAAGAAATTGGGATAATACCGTGTTTCTTAGCTGTCTCAGGAGTTACCCTTTCACCCCGTCGAGCTAGAAGAATTTTCATTCCATCTTTCTCTTCATAAATATCTCTATCAAGAACTACTGTTTTACGGAAATCCATATGTTTTATTCTTTCTTCGACATTTTGTCTAAATGTATCCATAATCTAATGATACATAAAAACTAAGAAGCCTGGGCCGAAGCCCAGGCTTTTAGTTCCCTATTCAGGAGCTGGCAATTAGATGCCTGTGATTTTAGCGAATGACTCTGGTCGCTTGATAGCGAGAGCAATTCTTTCTTCTGCGAGGATCGCAATTGCGTTCCTTACGAAGAAATCACTGTGGTTTTCAGAAATTCTGATGTTACCTTCCATACGGTCGTATAGAGTTGCACCGATTCCGAATGATCCAACAAGTGCTGTACCTTCAGCGATTGCTGAGGTTTCAACAACTGGGAGACGCCATAGTCTGGCATCTGCACCAACAGCAGCGTTTACAGCCAACATGTAGTTGTTATCTCCATCTTTCTGGGTTTCAATTGCTTCCCAGTCATTTGGATGAATAACCATTCCAGTTGGTTCGTAGTACGCAAGCATGATCTTGGTGATACCTTTTCGAACTGCGTCGATTCGGGTATCTGATCCAAGTGCTTGAGCATTAACGCCGGTTGCGCCAACAATACCTTGCAGGTTGTTTCCAGAACCATTTCCATTAAGGATTTGGTCATCTTCAACTAGACGAAGGCCGTATAGCAACTCGTTGTCAATAACTCCACGCAATTGTGGCTCGTCAGCTAGTACGTTTCGGTGTGCTACTTCGTAGTGACCGATGGTCCGTACTGGAGCCTGTTCGCCAGCAATGGTTAGAGTTGATTGTGGATAGCTTGTAAAGGTTTCAGGTGACCCGCTTCGCTCGCCTACTGACTGAGCGTTGTTGGTAAATCCTGTTACCCGGAAGTATTCAACCAAGTTGGTTGATGTTTGTTGGACGTTGAAAAGATCACGAACTCGTACTTGACGATGTGCTCTTCCAACCATTGCGTCACGCTGCGGCGTGCCGAATTGTCCAGGGGTTCCAGAAGGAAGCGTCGTGTAGACGTCTTTCTGTTGCCACATTCCACCAAGGTCACCCTTGACTTGGAATGGTGTGTGCATTGTGAGACCGGCATCTCCGCCGTTCAATGATTTGAATTCATCTGATTCGATGAATGCTGCGCCGACAGAACCAGCAACACTTTTTGCTTCTGCTACTACCTCTGGAGCAGGTGCTTCGGAAGCCCAATCGTGTAGTTCTTTTTGTCCTTCAAGAACTTCGATTTGCTCACGTATACCACGTGCTTTAGAGAGGTTAGAGCGGAAACCTTCAATGTGCTTCGCTTCGACCTGAATCTCAGGACCGCCCTCTTCACGATTTGCTTCAGCGTGAGCAACGATTGCATCGTTCTCTGCGAGCGTATCGCGTAGGACAGACTTGAGTTCCCGTAGTTGGGAATCTTGTACTGACATAATTGGTCTACCTCATTGTTAAATAATTGTATAAATGTTCAACGAGGTAAGCACCTCGTATTTACATAGTGGCAGAAATCTACGTGTAACAGGTGAAGGGGTCAACCATAAATTTCAACAAACCCAAACAAATGTTTTATTTTTAAGAAATTTGAAATAAAACTGAAAAAAACTATGACTTCGACACAGTACTAAGTAGAGGGGAAAACGTTCCCTCGGAAAGAAAGACAAAATGATAGAAACAAATGAACAAGAATGGAAATCGCAGGAAGGAGTGTGGGTAATTACCTTCACGATGCCAGACAGCGATATTACCGTTGCCGGAGATTATGCAATTCCGATTAAAGCCAAAGAAGATATGTTTAGTGTTGACGCTGTAGAGCTAGCAAGGAAGGCATTTCCAATGAATTACTTTGCTGAGAAAATCTATATTGACTTTGTGCCTAAAGATGCCGAAGATTACATCTGGTAATTAAACTTCGTCTAGCTCTTCTGGCAGGTCGTCGTCTCCAGTGAAGTCTTCAATGAGTTTCGCCGGGTCAAAGATCGTTTGTCCAGCATAGGATACGCGGCTTGGCCAGGAGAGCTTTTCGAGTTGATAGGAAATGGACTTGAAAGCAGCAGCAGCTATCTGTGGTGGCACTGAACCCAAGTCAACATGATTAGGTTCAGAAGGGTCGTCTAAAGAAAGGACAACTGTTATAACAGGGAAGTGGTTAGCTCTCGGAATATCGTTTTCTAAATCGTTAGAGAATATGTCAGTCTTCGGCTGAGTAATACTTTCCTCTAAAGATTGCCTCTCCTCTGGTGATTGGGATGAGTTCGACATTGAATTTTCCATTTCCTTCTTCATAAGTTACTACCGATATGCCCTGTTGCCAGTCTTCCACCGCATTGATAGGTCTTCCATGAGGGTCGGTAGAACCTTTAACAGAAGGTACAGCCCCATCTGTACGGCACAAGCAACCAGGAGATGCTGCGAGGCTTTGTTTAGCCCCTT